CCATTGGCCAGGGTTACGATTTCCGTGCGCCGTTCCGGCCCGCCAACTGAGCCAAAACTAAGGTTGGTTGGAAACCTGATCTCGTGAAAATTCATCTGCCGCTCCCCTAATTGTTGCGTGTGCCGCGTGAAATCGCGCGGCTCATCTGTGCGGCGATCTGACTGCGCGACCGGCGAAACCCTTCGGCATCGGGTGTCGAGATATTCATCGTCACCTGCACAGATCGCCCAGCTTGCGCCCTGACCCCAAGACTGCCATCCGGCCCACGGCTCAGCGGCATGATCGCCTCAGGCCCGGCCTCACCCATCAGCCCGATTCCGCCTCGCATAGGAAACGCGGTGGCATTGGAAACCACCCCACCGCGCGCAAAAGGCGTAACCCTGCCTTGTGAAAACGAGGCCCCGTCCTTGAACGGCAACAATCCGGAAACCAGGTTCTGCACCCCGTTCACCAAAAACCCGCCAAGCGCGTTCTGCACCGGTTTCAGCGCCTGGTTCAGCGCCGCATTAATCATGCTGCTGCCCAGTTGTTTCAACGCATCCGACAGGCGCATACCGTCAAAAACCAACCCGTCAAACGCCCGCCGCAATCCATAACCAACCGTACGCGACAGCCCGTCAACCTGCTGTCCGGCCGCCGACATTGTGGCCTGCATCGCCATCAATTCGCTCTTGAACGCAGCCGAAACCGTCTGCGCTGAACCGATGGTCGCCTCCAGATCACCGATCTGTGCATCAAGCGAAGCCAAGTCCGTGCCAATATCTGCCATAACACCCTTAATCCTTTGTAATATCTGGAAATTGTGCACAAAGTTCCGCCAGTCGCGCGCGATTAAGCGCCGGTGGCCCACCATCATTCAGCCCCAGCATCAGCAGCAATTCGGCAGGTGTCAGCGCCCAGAACTCGACGGGGCGCAGGCCCAACCCCTGCATCCCGGCGCGCATCATCGCCCGCCAGTCAAACCGGTTCATCGCTCACCGTGAAGGAAACCGCCAACAACCGCGCAGCCGCCTTTGCCGCCCCCACCGGCCCGCCTTCGATGTCAGCCGCCAGCAATTGTGCTGGATCGCCCGTCCAGCCACCACCGCGCAGACCCGCCGCGATTAACGCCAGCAAATCCCGCGTGCTGAACGTCCCCGCCTCGAACCGCTCGACCAGCGCCAGCAAAGACCCCGCCTTCAGCGCCTCCTCAAGCTCGGCCAAAACGCCAAGGGTCAGGCGCATCACATGCCGCTGACCATCGACAACCAGCGCCACCTCACCGCGATAAGGGTTCACCATCAGATCGCGGTAAACGCCAGCACGCCCGCCGAGGCCAAGGCGATTTCATAACTCGCCTCGCCATCATGCGAGCCTGCATATTCGATCGAGGTGATTTGAAACGGCCCCTGTACGATGCCAAAATCCGGGATAATCACCTGAAATTCAGGCACTTCACCGTCAAAGAAAATCTGCCGGGCCCGCTCGTCAGTATCTGCATCGCGAAACACCCCTGACCCGCTGATCGACGCGGATCTGACCCCGCCACCACCCAACAATTCGCGCCAGCCACCTGCGCTTTCAAGCGATGTCACATCCACCGTTTCCGCGTTGAACGTGATCCGTGACGCACGCAATCCCGCAACTGTTTCAAATGCGCCTGAACCCGTCAGGTCGAGCTTGATCAGCAGATCTTTGCCTTTTTGGGCAACCATGTTTTATCCCTTCAAAAAGAATGACTTAAATATCTTCAACGCGTGCACGAAATTGCATATCGATCCGCCGCGCCGCCGGCGAACTGCCGCGCCGCGCCCGTGCCTTGGTGAAATCAAGCGAAACGAGCCGTCCGCGCGCCAAAATCAGGCTCGCGTCCACCAAAACATCCGACACCGCAACCGCAACCGCCTTGGCATTCAGAAACCCTGCCGCATCTGAATAGATCGAAACCGTCAACCGGTGGATCGCCCCGCAAGCAGAGACATCAGAGATTGCCTGCACATCCTCTTCGCCGATCACCACATAAGTCAGGGGCAAACTCCCCGCTGGCAGCGCGTCAAAAACATCCGCACCCACCAGCCCCTGAACCACCGGATCACCTGAAACCGCCGCAAAAACCGCAGATTGCAACGCTGCTGCAATTGCATAGCTCATGACAGCACCTCTTCTTTTGTAAAGCACTCCAGATACAAGCCGGACCGGTCCCCATCCGAAACCGCCTCGATGCGAAACACTCTGTTGCCCTCGCGAAACCTTTGTCCTGCCACCGGGCGCGACGGCACACCAACCGCCGCCGCCCGCACAATCACCCGGTAAGGCACCGCCGAGATCGTCGCGGCAGACACGTCCCGTTCGCGCCCGATACCCGCCCGGATATCCGCCCAAAGCTCGCTTAAAACCGCCCAGCTTTCGGTGTACCCTCCGGCATTATCCGGCTGGCGCGTCACCCCTTCCAACAGCAACCTGCGCCCCAGAAAATAGGGGCCCCTCATACGCCGCCACCCAAAATTCGCACGCTGCGATAGGTTTCAATCAGCGCCATCACCCCAAACGGCATCAGATCATTGCGCCCACCCTCGCCACGGCGGTTCTCGTAATAATGCGCCCCCAACAGAAACACCGCCTGCGCCAAATCCACCGGCAAATCCGCCCAGTTCGGCCCGTAGCCAGCCGAAAACTCGATTTCAACCGACCCACCCGCCGGCACTGACGGCAAACTGCTGCCCGACGCCACCAGACGCGGACGCTGGCTGTCCTTTTCCAGATAGTACTTTTCCGCCCCAATCAGCGTTTCCGCCCCGGCCCTGTCAAACACCTTCACCGCTGTGACCGCACTGATCGGTGCCAGGGGCAACCCCTGTGCATCGCCGGTTCGCCAACTGGTCAACTGCCAGGAAAAATCACGCGATATCAGCGCCTTGCCAATCCTCGCCTCAATCGCGGCCATCGCCGCCCGCAAATAGGCCTCAAGCACAGTATCCTGCGAGCCGTCATCGGCAAACCCCGTGCCAAGATGCAGATGTGCGGCAAATTCCGCCACCGGCAGCACTCCGCCCGGCATTGCCGTCAGTTCCACTAACACCATCAAAACCTCCATTGATCCCCGTCCCAATCTGCATCGGCCAACAGCCAGTGATTTGCGCGCGCACCCGCATTGCTCGGACGGAGGGGGAGCAGCTGGTCAACACGGGCGCACGCGCGACCCGTCGCCGGAAAACCGGCGACAGGCCATCACGTCAATCCATTGGCAAAGCCGTTAGATCAGCGCGAATTTCAGCACTTTGATGGCATGGAAATCGCTGACATCGCCGCCCACACGCTTGGTCGCATAGAACAAAACATGTGGTTTGGCGCTGAACGGATCGCGCAAAATGCGCAAATCCGGACGCTCGGCAATCGTATATCCCGCATGAAAATCGCCAAAGGCAATCGCCGGTGCCCAATCGGCAATATCCGGCATATCCTCGGAAATCAGCACCGGATAGCCCATAAGCCGCGCAGGCTCACCCGCCGACAACCCGTCCGACCACAAGAACCGGCCATCCGCGTCTTTCATCTTGCGCACAGCCCCGGCGGTTTTTGAGTTCATCACAAAAGTCGCATTCGCCCGATAACGCGCCCCAAGCGCGTAAACCAGATCAACAATCGCATCCGCCGGGTTCACAGCCGCAAAATCGCCGGTCGCCCCGGTCAGAACATGCCCAACCTCACCCCAGACTTCGGTGCCGTTGGTGGCACTTCCATAGTTCAAAAACCCCTTGGGCTTGTCGATTCCGTCACCTGAGATAAACGCACCACCTTCCGCACGGGCAAATTTGTCGGCAATGCGCTCGGCCAGCCAATCCTCAACGTTAAAAGCGCTGTCATCCAACAAGCGCTGGCTGGCCTTTGGTAGGGCCGACAGTTCATGCAACGGGATGCTGATCCGCTCAATCTGCGGCGTGCCGGTTTCGGCGCTCGCGGTGGTTTCATTGGCCCAACCGGCACCAATATCCGTATGATCCACCAACACGTCATAGGCCGTCGCTTCGACCTGCACCACATTGGCAACCGCCCGGATCGAGGATGCATTACGCAACACCCCGGCAATCGTCGCCGCTGTCGCCGGATCAACCAAGTAACCACCATCAGCGGCAACCGAGGTTGACAGCGCCTTTTCCTCAACCACCAGCCCGCGCAACCCGTCATCATCACCCGACCGCAGATAGGCGGCAAACGCCTTTTTATGCGGCGCTTCGACATCGGCACCCTGGCTTAGAACCGGGCGCTTTGCATGCGTAAAATTCTTGCGATCAATCATGGTCAAACGATCTTCCTGTTTTGTAAGGCGCGACTTAATATCGGCCTGAAATGTGTTGAAATCACTTAAAAATCCTGCCAGGGCCGTTTTCACTTCCAGTGCCGGATTAGCCCCTGCCGGACCTGAAATACGGTCCGTCTTGGTTTCGGTTTTGCTCATAAATGTTTCCTGTTCTCAATGAAAACTACTGCTGGTCAAATTGCGCCAACATGGTCCTGGCATCGGCAAAAACCTCCGCCAATTGTTGCACCAGATCCGTCGGTTCGGCCTCGGCCTTGCCGTGAACCCGTGCTTCCGGAAGCATCGGAAATGTCACAAGCGACACTTCCCACAGTTCCAGTTCATGCAAGAGCCGCTGGCCCTTGGCATTCTTTTCCGCCCGCAAAGTGCGGTATCCGATCGACAAGCCGTCAATCGCCCCGGCCTGCACAAGCGCAAGTGCCTCAGCCCCTTTCTGAATTTCCGTCAGAAACCGGCCTTTGACAAACAGGCCCTTAGCGTCCTCAATCACGTCATCCCAAATTCCGATCGGTTGCGCCGGATCATGCTGCCACAGCATTTTCACCCCACGCCCCTTGGCCTTCAGCGCCTTGAGACAAGCCGCATAAGCGCCTTGCTGCACCACATCGCCACCCTGATCCGCCGCCCCGAAAACCGAGGCATAGCCTGTGATCACACCCGTATCACTGACCCCGACGCCTTCTTCAAAACGACAGAACTTTGTTTCAAGTCCCGTCGCAGGTACACCTTGCAACATATTGATTTCCTTATTTCGGTGAGATTTCCATCAGCGTCAACGCACCCTGCATCAGGATGAAACCAGCCACGCCATAAACCGCTAGCCACAAGCGCCGCTCAAGGCGTTCGAGCATGGTTTCAATCGTCAAAAGCCGCCGCTCAAGCCCCGCCCAGCGTTCCTGTGTTACCTTTTCATGTGTCTCAATCCGCGCCGCCGCCGCATCAAACGGCTCGTATAAAAACCGCGAGCCACCGGTGCGATTTCGCTCACTCATCGGCAACCTTTGGCAAACCCAGCAAAGCGCGTTTCTCGACGTCACTCAAAAAGCTCGCCTCGCTCACCCGCTTCCACCGCGCCTCGCGCTCCAGTGACAGCGCCGGAATGCCGTCAAGATCAGGTGCCAGTTGCACCACCTCGCCCGTAAATGTCGCCAACCAGTTTGCCAGCGCCGCCAAGACCTTGCCGGCCATCGGCAACACCGTCAGGCGGTAAAACGCCCGGTTTGCCTCCTGATAATTGGCAAATGTTGCATCCCCCGGCAGGCCCAACAGCATCGGCGGCACCCCAAAGGCAAGCGCGATCTCGCGTGCTGCACTTTCCTTGGTTTT